CGCCTTAATGTACTCCAACCCTGGAGACCCAATCTTGTACGTCTTTTAAAACGCAAGATTCGGGGGCCTCCTGCCGTCTGGTTTTACCCAGTAGCACGGAATACATGCACGGTTAAGTCCGACATAAATATTTCTAAACGTTATTCACTCCGGAGAGTGGACGTTCATTATATGGACCCACTTTGTTCCACGAGCTTGATTAGTGTATATGGAATATCATGTTATCTTAACTCTGCCCTCATTGGCCCCTAGATTGGGCTTAATAAAATAAATCTATGTAATCTCTGTCCCCCGAAAGGGAACTCGGAGTTACAGCCAAATAGAAACTTTAATTAAATTTCCGTTTCTTGGCAACTACTTCAACCTGGCGTCATCGAGTCTCGGTACTCATTAGTTCCGATATCAGATTTATACTGAACAACTCTTTGCCCGCTTCCACGTTGGGGTATCCCCCAGGCTACTCACGGTAGACCTTGTATCATTGGAATGATACTATCCTTATCAGGCCTGGTCTTTTCATCACGAAGTGTCAAATAAACTAAAATTTATAGTTTGGCTGCAACCACTCTTGGTTCGCTACACTTCCTATTTTAACTTGAAGGTTTCAACCGTCCTAACTGAACCATCGAGAAATATTTTCATCGATGTCACCTTTCCAATTTCTTGGAAGGTTGTCCGTATTAGGTTTCGGTGCCTCGTTAACACGCGTTCTTGAGACGTTAGAAAGCAGTTTCCATAATCGGATATGCGTTCCATCTGTCAGCCGGTGAGATTCTGAATTATCGATCATCCGTTGGTACTTCACTTGTGAAAGTGGAAGTTTACCAAGCTCTCTTTGGATCTCAATTAAATTGAGCCAAATTGTAGCGACACTCATCTGAAATTTATTCAGCATGATGTGGATTACGCGATGGTTAAGGTCCATGGCAAGAGATTTAATCTCATTGTTAGCACGGCCTTGAACCAGGATTTCTAGAGGTTTTAAATAACCCTCTAAAACTCCCAACCGGTAGCGGTGGCATAGTCTTTCGACCGTTGCCAGTACCGCAGCTGCATTTGTATTAGCCTCTAATAGCTCGGCACCAAAGGTGTCGGCGAGTAGACCTTGCTCGATAGGACTCATAAAGAATCCTTCTCCCGCAATCCACTCAGGGTTAATAACCCCTGTAGAGCCTTCTACTTGAGCTTTAGCCCAAGCTAGATCTTCTGCTAATTCGGATCGCAATGGAATGACTGACTCATCCATTTGATGAAGCATTTCATTAGCGGCTTCCCGCAAATGTAGGACCCGACCTTCCAATTGGAAGGCGGAATTCAAGATGGCATTAATAGCTCGTTTCATTCGTTTGAATTCTACGTCTATCAATGTCTGCATAACTTCGACTGTCTCTAAGTGGAACACCATATTTTTTGGTGTCCCGATCTCAAAGAATCGAGTTATCTCTTCCGCAGTAACTGGAACATTACATGCCAGCACTAAGAGTTTAATTTTTGAATTCAGGCTTTGGAATGGTTTATTAAGTTTTCCTAGAACATTATATTTGAAACCAGCGGCTTTAACAAAAGACTGCCAGGTCATATTATATTTTCGGATAAACTCAACCGCCGCGGCAGGTTGGTTAAACGCAGATTGCAGTTCAACGAACCGGATTGGACTCACGTCCGCCCCCAACCAGAAAGTTCTTTTACAGAACTCTAAGGCTGTGCCTTTCGGAGATAGTAAGCTTTTATGCAAACCTATCCCTACTCCAAGTACTTTCATAATTCTTAAATACTGTTTTGCAACAGCAGCATTTCCTATAACCACATCATCTCCAACTATGCAGTAATCTCTGAACCAAGTTCCGAGAGGTACTACACCGGCCTTATAGGCCGCAAATTGGACGATTAGATGGTGGGTTAAGGCTAAGGAGTTCCATGAAGAATACGCGCCCATCGGTTGTCCGACGGCATACTTCAAGTAATAAAATACAGGTTTATCCGTATTTTTATTAGTTAAAGTAAGTTTGTATTTACGTGAAACCAAGAGACTTGCCCAGTTTTGAGCAAACTCTTGTCCAAATAAGACTGCATGTAGCTGTATTTGTATATCCAATGGCAATCGATCTGTGGCCGAAGATAAATCTAACGACCATAGACCAGAAAGGTTTGATTTTGCCAATAAGGCCTTCACAGGTCTCATTTGGTCCAGAGTTCCGTCCTGAGGTATACATTTAAGTATATCCTGTTGAACGAATTCGTGGAGTGGTTGAAGCACCCATTGGGTCCAACAATCCACCATAGCAAACACTCGGATTTTCCCTGCTGCCTCGGCTTTTAAACCGAGTTTCCCCATTGCTGGGGGCGGCAAGAGTTGACCCGCGTCATTTCTTCTATCCACATTGGCTGCTTTTAACAGACCAAGTTGGAAGAATATTCTCTTAATAGGATTTTCATCCCGAATTAAGGAAAGGAAATAGCAAATATTAGCATACAATACAGGATCTTGTTTAAATCCTTGTACTGCTCTCCAAACAGCACCCGGGTGAGTAGAAACCATCGGCAATTTAGCCATGGCCTCCACCTGCTCTGCGGGAGTCAAGTTTTCAAATTTGTTTACTGACATCGTAAATGGTGAAGATTTAAGTATAGGAGAAACCTCTATATTAGAGTATTTCCCTTCCAGTCTTCTTCGCATTCCCACAAGTGAGAATCCATTCAACGAACTGAGCATCTTAACAAAATGTGGAATAAATGCAGCAATTTCTAACTTTAATAGTTTAGATTCTTGTGTATTTACGCCAGGAGTAACAATGCTTTTACTTAAAGAAGCTAATCGCATGTCTCCCTCAAATTCGAATAAAGCAAATAAGTTAAAGAGTGATCGATATAATCGCATCATGTCTTTATCACCTGCTCTTAGGAGTTTTCTGACTTCTCTGGGAATCACCCTCGGATAGCCAGAGTGAGTTCTAGCACACCAAGCTTTTAGCTCGGTAATGTTGTGAACCCTGTATCCACCCGATGACTGTTGGAGTGTCACATCGAATGCTTTAAGCATCAGACATGTACCCTTCGCACCGTTATGTTTGTACAGCAAATAAACTTTTCTCAAGAATACGACAACTAATCTTACTCTAGAACTAGTGGGACGAAAACCGATAATCGGGAATAGTGCTAAGCACACCCGGATTAAGGCTCTCCCTCCTTTTACAGAGGCCATGACATTCATTTGTCTTTTAATATTTAGTCGATAATTACTTAACATCCGCACTGTATAAGAGATTTTATTTCTTGTCATTGCAAAGTTATTTAATATTGAAAATATTTGGCTTCAGAATCTTGTTGTAAGACTCGTATTCCTCTTGTTAGCCGTTTCCAGCGTTTCTTAAGTTCAACTTGTTCCCCGAAGGTCAACAAGACCCGAAGGCCCGACGTGAATGGACAGTTGCAACATCGTTCGGTGTCTGCCTGCCATCATACCATATGTGGACCCTAAACTTAATTAGGATATTTAATCCACCATAGAGGGTATAATAACAAGCGAGATCACGGTACTAAATAAGACCGCACACATCCACGCCTTGTAATTACAGAACATGGTTCTTAAAAAGCTAAATGAAACTTCTGTTTCCTAAAGCCATCACAGCGATAGGCCAGCAGTCATTCTAGCAAGAATAGATGTTTTCATCAATCTTGTGCCTCCCGTGAGGGAAGCGATCAAAATTAACTAGCATCTTTCAGGAAGTAGGTGGATAATTTTTATTTCCAACCGCCCCGTTTGATATAATCCATCTAGTAGACTATACCCTACAAGGTATTTATTGGTCGCTCTAGGGCTTCCCGGTTATGGCGTCACATCGCTTTCGCTATGATCTTTCCCCTAAAAACTTCTACTACACCTGTATGGAAGTGACAATAGACCATAACTCTATTAAGAGTTACAAACAATGCACACTTCGCATCGCTTTGGCTTTGGATCCAACGCTTTGCCCGAAGAGGTTATCGTCCGGCTACCCATTTAAGGGTATTTTCGCGAGGGCTTTCGAGCTCTTTCGAAAACTGGGCGCACCATTTGGTGCCC